CCCCTCCTTTTTCTCCGAGAAACGCCTAAAATGGATGAAGCCTTTTGAAAGGGGGTATAAAAAATAGCAGGAAGAAGCAAAAAAACAGCTGAAAGTCTAGCAGGGCATAGAAGTAAAAAAGAGTTACAAACAAGAAAAGAAATGCAAAAGAAATTAAAAGGCAATTCAGATAAAATTTTTTGCCCCAATTGGCTAGACGATACAGCTAAAGAAGAATTTGAAAGAGTAGCTACGGAATTAAAAGAACTTGATTTAATTTCAAATATAGACGTTACAGTGTTGGCAATATATTGTGATGCTTATTCAAACTATGTGCAACTTACACAAGCTATACAAACCAATGGAGCAATACAATATTATACAAATACTAAAGGCGAAGAGAATAAGGTAGTATCGGCGGAAGTAATGGCACAAAATAAGTACATAGATACCATTATGAAATGTTCCAGTAAAATGGGATTATCCATAAGTGACAGGCTTAAACTAGTAATTCCAGACAATGATTCTGGAAAGGAGAATAAGTTTGTTAAATTCTGTAGATAAATATTTAAAAGACGTTGCAGAGGGAAAAATAATTGATAGAGCCACACTATATTGCATTGATGTATTAGACAATAAAATAATAGCTGGTGAATATGTAAAACTAGCTTGCAGAAGGCATATAAACGATTTAAAGAAAAGTAAACTTAGCGTACTAAAAGAACCTTTTGAATATTATTGGGATGTTTCTGAAAGTGAAAGAATAATAGAGTTTGCAGAAACATTAATAATAGATGAAGGAGAAGAAAAGCAACCTTTAGTATTACGACCTTTTCAATGCTTTATATTAGGTTCATTGATGGGGTGGTATAACAACAATGGATATAGAAGATTTAGAGATTGTTATATACAGTTAGGTAGACAAAATGGTAAATCGCTATTAAATGGAATACTAGCCACTTATATGGGTGGTTTTGATGGTTATAGAAATGGACGTATTATTACTTGCGCTACTAAAGCGGATCAAGCTAAGATTGTTTGGGATGAAATAGTTAAATTCATAGGAGCAGACGAGGACTTGGCTGAAGCTTTTAAAGTTTATACAGATAGAAAGATTATTTCTTATGGGACTGGAACAGAAATATATTATATTGGTAGAGATACGAAGTCAATGGACGGTTTCAGAAGTTACCTAACCGTTATTGATGAATTGCATGCGCATAAGAATAATCAAATGTATAAGTTAGCTAAAGGTGGACAAAGAAAACTTAAACAATGCTTAACTAGTGCCATTACAACAGCTGGATTTGACTTAAAATCTTTCTGTAAAGAACACTATGACTTTTGTGTTAAGATTCTTGAAGGTATACACCAGAAGGAAGCAACTTTTATCTATATAGCCCAAATGGATAAAGAAGATATAAAAGGCGAAAATATATGGAATTGGAAGAATTGGGGCAAAGCTAATCCACTTAATTTATTTAATGCTGATGGTAGTTATGATATGGAAGCTATTAAAATATTACAAGATGAAGCCAAGGAAGCAAAAATAAAAAGAGGTAAGGATTTAATAGACTTCATGACTAAAGCTTTAAATGTATGGGTTGAATTTAGTGAAAGGCAATTTGCTAAGTCGAGTGATGTACTAGCTTGTGAAAGTGATTTAACACTTGAAGATATGAGAGGAAAAGAATGTGTAATAGGTTTAGACTTGTCAAGCGGTGGAGATTTAACCTCTTTAGCTTTAGAGTTTAATTTGGGAAATGGAGAGTATTTTGTACACTCACATAGTTTTATGCCTTCAAACAGATTATTAGAACACGAAACAACAGATGAAGCACCATACAGGTTATGGGTTAAAGATGAATTAATTACTCTTACTGAAACATTAGGAGGAATAAAAACAGATTATAAGTATATAATTTCATATTTAAAAAAATTAATAGCAAAATATAATTTAAAACCTCAGTCAATTGCTTATGACCCTCATAATGCAGATGCATTTTTAAGTGATTTAGAAGAAATAGCAGACCCGATACTAGTAAACCCAAGCTGTAAATCGCTAAATGATGCTACGGTCGATATGGGTTTGCTTATAGAAGGACACAAATTAAAGTACAATAAAAAGAACAAGCTATTAAGGTGGAGTTTTGCTAATGCCAAATTAACTTATAACTCATTTAGAGAAAGAAAAATCGACAAAAATATAAATGAAAATAGGATAGACCCATGTGATGCTATTATTGATGCACACAAAGTAATGTTTAAACAAGAAAACAAAGTAGATATTAACAAGTATGCTAGTGAAGAATACATAAACAGACTTTACGGTGGTGATGGAAATTAAAAATTTAATAAAAGTTTTATTGAAGAATATACCAGAGGTTTTATTTATTTTAGGTGTATTCTTTATTATATTTAGCACTTTTTTAATAAATTACATAGCAGGAATGTATGTTTTAGGTGCTATTTTAACAATATTAGGGGTTCTATTCGCCAAGCATGAAGGGAGGTGAATAAGTGGGGTTTTTAAATAAAATAGTAAATAATACTACTGTATCTATGCAAGATAAAGAGTTCTTACAAATGTTAGGGATAAATGTAGATGGAATAGGCCCTAGCAAAATAGGAGAAATAACATACTTTACTTGCCTTAGGATACTATCCGAAACAATTTCAAAATTACCTTTAAAAATCTATAAAGAAACTGCAAATGGAAATGAAAAACAAATGCATTATTTAAATTCTATATTAAGGCTACAACCTAACACTTACTATAGTGCTAATACCTTTTGGAGTTGTGTGGAATTTGCTAGAAACCACTACGGTAATGCTTTTGTATATATAGAAAAAGAAAGAATGGGTAAGATTAAACATCTTTGGATATTACCTAGTAACTCCGTACAGATTTACATAGACAACAAAGGTATATTTAAGCAAAAGAACGCATTATGGTACATTTATACAGACCCACGAACAGGTAAACAATATACAATGCGACAAGATGAAGTTTTGCACTTTAAAAGTTGGATAACAAAAAATAATGAGGGCATAGTTGGATTATCTGTAAGAGAAATACTAGAAAGTTACATTACAAGAGGACAATATGCTAATAAATTTTTGAATGAATTAACTAAAAATGGAATGATAACAGATAAAATAATAGTACATTATACAGGTGATTTAAATACTAAAGCAGAAGAAACATTAGTTACAAACTTAGAAAGCTTTAGTAGTAAAAGTGCTGGTAAATTTATTCCTTTACCTTTAGGTATGACAGCTAGTAATATAAGTTCCAAATTAACAGACAGTCAATTTTTAGAACTAAATAAGTATAATGCGTTACAAATAGCTGGTGCCTTTGGGATTAAACCTCAATTCCTTAACGATTATGACAAAGGTAACTATGCTAATGTAGAATTACAACAGGAAAGTATGTACAAAGATACTTTATTACCTATACTAAGCCAGTACGAGCAGGAATTAGCTATTAAATTATTTGCAAATAAAGAAAAGCAAGATAATTTTTATTTTAATTTTAATGTAGATGCTATTTTAAGAAGTTCTTTTAAAGCTAGATTAGAAGCCTATGCAATAGCAATAAACAACGCTATAATGACACCTAATGAGTGTAGGGACTTAGAAAATAGAGCTAGACTAGCGGGCGGAGATAGATTAATAGGTAATGGAAACTATATGCCTATTGAAAAGGCAGGTGTCCAATGGGAAGGAGGTGAGAAAGAATAGTGAAAATTAACGTTAAAGGTACAATTATAAGCAATGACGATAAAATGATTTATAATTGGTTTGATATGGATTCTACTTGCCCTAGAGATATAGAAGAAGCATTGGACAAAGCTAAAAAAAATGAAGAAATAGAAGTAATAATAAATAGTGGTGGAGGTGATGTGTTCGCAGGCAGTGAAATATATTCCTTATTAAAAGACCATAAAGGGAAAGTAACAGGTAAAATTGTTGGTTTATGTGCAAGTGCGGCGTCTGTAATAGCAATGGGGATTAATAATTTAAAAATGTCACCTACTGCCCAAATAATGATACATAGAGCCAGTATGATAAGTGCTGGGAACAGTGAGGATTTTGCAAAAGGTGCTGAAATATTAGAAGGGATAGATAAGAGTATAGCTAATGCCTACATACTTAAAACAGGGTTAAAACAAAATGAATTGCTTGATATGATGTCTAAAGAAACGTGGCTAGATGCTAAAACAGCTAAAGAAAAAGGATTCGTTGATGAAATTATGTTCGACGAAGATAACAAAATAGTAGCTAGTTTTAACAGTGGAGTGATACCACCACAAATAATTAATAAATTAAGAAATGAGTTTAAAAACAATAAAGAAGAAAAACAAATAAATGAAAAAGAATTAGAAATTGCGAAAGCAAAGTTAAATTTACAGCTTAACCTATAGGCTGTTTTTTTATTGCAAAAATTAAAAAAGGAGTGTATTTAATGGAAACTTTACATACAAAAATAATCCCAGGAGATATAGAATTTAATTCTCCTACATCTTATAAAATAATTCATAAAAAAACTGATAAGATTACTCAAAATATAAATATACAAAAGGGCCCGGTTAAAGAAAATGGCTTAAATGGAATTTTTATAGAAGATTTAATTCTTATCTGTATAAACCAATTGGAACATTTTCAAAATAGCGAATTTAAATGCAAAGATAATGAAGCTACTTTAAGACATTTACAAGATGCTTTAGCAACAACTAGAGCGAGACAATATGAAAGACAATTAAGAAATGTACAAGGCAAAAATTTAAAATAAAAGGAGTGTTGAATTAATGAAATTATCAGATGAAATGAAACAAGAATTACAAGGATTACAAAATGAAGCAAAGAGTTTAATAAATAAAGAAGGTGTTACAGCAGAGGACATAAATAATAAATCTAAAGAAATAGAAACTCTAAAAGCTAAAATAACAATGCAAGAAAATATCGAAGAAGAAGAAAGAAAAGAAATGGAAGATAAAATAAACAACGGAGGTGCTACACCGTTAGAAGGAGGAAAGCAAGAAAATAAGAAAGAAGATTATAAAAAGGCTTTTGTAAATGGGTTAAGAACCAAATTTACTTCAACTGAAATAAAAAATGCAATGAGCGAAGGTTCTAACACTGATGGAGGGTTTACAGTTCCACAGGATATACAAACTACTATAAATGAACTAAGAGAAAGCAAAGATGCTTTACAAAACTACATAACAATAGAGAACGTAAATACTTTAAGTGGTTCAAGGGTATTTAAAACAAGAGCACAACAAACAGGTTTCGCAGAAGTTGACGAAAACGGAGCTATAACAGAAAAAGCTACACCACAATTTACACAATTACCTTACTCTGTTAAAAAGTATGCAGGTTTTATGAAAGTTACAAATGAATTATTAAAAGATAGTGACCAAGCAATAACAAGCACTTTATCAACTTGGGTAGGTGATGAAAGCAGAGTTACAAGAAACAAATTAATATTAGCTGAATTAAATAAAAAGGCTAAAACTGCTTTATCTGGTATAGATGATATTAAAACAGTTATAAATGTAACACTTGATCCAGCTTTTAGGAACACTTCTAGTATAATAACTAATCAAAGTGGTTTTGATTATTTAGATAAACTAAAAGATAGTGATAATAACTATTTATTACAACCTTCCGTATCTAGTCCAACTGGCAAAATGTTAAACGGATTAGATATAATAATTGTTAGTAATAAAGATTTACCAAATGATACTACAAGTGGCACAAAAGCACCTGTTATAATAGGAGATTTAAAAGAAGCTATTATCATGTTCCAAAGAGAAGGAACTTCAATTATGGCGAGTGATGTTGCTGGTGATGCATACTTAACTGATGTGACATTATTTAGAGCAATAGAAAGATTACAAGTTGTAACAAAAGATTCCGAAGCGTTTATATATGGACAGGTTACTATAGCGTAGGAGTGATTAAATGAAAGTTAAAGCAAAAATAGAATGTACAGGAGAAGGGTATAAAGATTTTCATATAGGAGAAGTTAGAAATTTACCAAAGCAATTGGCTGAAAAGCTGATTGCTTTTTCTTATGTAGAAGAAGTTAAAAAAGGTGATAAGTAATGGATATTTTAACATTAATAGAGGTTAAACAGTTTTTGAGAATTGATTATGACGACGAGGACAACTTTTTGCAACTATGCATACAAAATGCAGAAGAATATATTCGTGATGCTGTAGATGACTTTGATACTAAAATACAGATAGATAGATTTAAAACAAGAGCTAAATTATTTTCTATGTTTATAATACAAGATATGTTTGACAATAGAGAACTAACGACAAAAGACAATGAAAAATATAAATATATAGCTAGGTCTTTTATAACCCAAATGAGATTTAATCCATATGAAAATATTTAGAAATAGAATTTTTAAAACGTATAAAAGTAAGCATAAAGAAAAACTATTTTTAAATTTTTTAGCAGAATCGAGGTGTTAAATGGAAACAAGAGAATACAATACACCGTTGGAGTTGTGGGGAATGGTGGAGGGCGAAAATGAATTAGGTGAAACAATAAGAGAAGAAGGTAAGATAAAAGATGTTTGGTGTAAAGTTATTCCTACTAGCGGAAGTGTGAACACTATACCTAACACAGAAATAAAGTATTCCAATGTAACACATAAAATAAGGTGCAGAAAATTAAGCGTTAAAAATCCCGAAGTTAATATGTTTTTTAAAGACAAAGAAGGCAATAAATACGAAGTAGAATATTTCCAGAGAGATTTTAAAAAAAATGATTTTATAGAATTTTTAGCAAAAATAAAATACGAATAGAGGTGCTAAATGAGTGATTTTGAATTAAAAGAATGGGAAAAAAAACAACTTATTGAGAAGTACGAGGAATTAAAAGTGGAGCATGAGGGAATCAAACGACAACTAGAAGAAGCTAACGATTTAATAGAACAATTGCATAGAGTGAAGTCACAATGTTTTGAAAAGATGCAATGTATAAGAAAGATACTCTTAGAAAAATATAATTATCCAGTGGTGTAATATGAATGGATTTGATACTACACAATTAGATAAGTTTAGTAAAGATTTATTAAATACAGCTAAAAACGAATATCCTAAAGAAACTAAGAAATTTTTAAGAAAAGAAGGAAGAAAACTAACTAAATTGATAAAAGGGAATTATAATGCAACAGGGGCTGTTTTAAGTGGAAAAAGCGGAAAGAAAATAAAAACAGGTAGATTGTACAAACGTAATAAAAGTTTTAATATACGCTCTTATGGTGGTGGTTTACATAACTTATTAAATAATGGATATACACATAAAGGAGGGCGAGATAAAACAGGTAAAGAAACATGGATAGAAGGTCATCATTATATAGAAAAATCACAAAATGAATTTGAGAACCAATACTACACTGATATAGATGATTTTATTGATTCACTATTTGATTAATAAATATAGGAGGTGATTATAATTGTAACACTTAAAGAGATAAATAAAGCCATAGTTGCACAAGTGAAAGAAGGTCTAAAAGATACAACTTATAAAGATATACCTTTCGTGTCTACAGATATAAGAGAAAAGGTTATAAGACCTAGCTTTTATGTAGATTTTACGGAAAATAGAACAGGGTTATTAAATGCAGAAGCCAATCAAAGATTCTTTGATGTTAGGCTTTTTTATTTTGCCCAAAATCGTGAACAAAGCAAAATTGAAGTATTAGAAATTCAAGATTTCTTGAGTCAAATTTTTGAAAAGAGCATCAAAATTGATGGTGGCTATCACATAGCTACCAATGAAATTGAATTTGATTCAAGAAGTGAAGAAGGTTTGTTAATAGCAACATTGACTGAACTTTATGCAATGAGTGTGAAAGAACAAACTGGCGAGGAATTAGAAGAATTAGAAATAGGAGGTATTTAAATGGCTAATACATTACCAAACATTGACGTTATTTTTAAACAACGTGCAACAACTTTTTTACAAAAAGGGGACAATGCTATTTTAATTATAAAAGATGACACGGATAAAACTTTCAATAGAGTAGAATATAAAAATTTAGCTGAATTAGAACTAGACAAAACAAAGTACACAGCAATTAATTTGCAACATATTAAAGATGCCTTACTAGGAAACCCTAACAAGGTTATTGTGGTAAGGATAGATTTAGAAGAAACTATTACAGATGCTTTAGACATAATTAAAGGTTATTATTCAACTGGTTGGGTTAGCTTAGTTTCAGAAACTAAGACAGATTATGATGCTTTAATTAGTTGGACAAAGACAAGGAGGGATATAGATAAAAAGACTTTTAAAGCCATAGCCTACGACCCAACTACACCTCCGGACCATGAAGGTATCGTAGTGTTAGGAAATACAAAAGTAACTTTTAAAGATAATACTAGAGGAGAAAAGGATGGATATGAATTTTTACCTACATTACTAGGATATATAGCTAGTGCAGGAACAGATACAGGAACAACATATATGGTTATGGAAAACTTAAAATCTGTTTTAGAGCCAGCCAATCCAAACCAAGAAATACAAGCTGGAAAACTTGTATTGGTAAATGATGAAAATATCGTAAAAATCGGGTTAGGAGTAAATTCCCTAACTACATTTACTGATGATAAAAATGCAGATTTCTCTTTAATTGAAGTAATTGAAACAGTAGATTTGATTAAAGATGATATAAGAAAAACATTTAAAAATAATTACATAGGCAAATTCAAAAATAAGTTAGATAGTCAAATGCTATTCGTGAGTGCGGTTAATACTTATTTTAATAATTTAGCTAGTAGAGATATTTTAGACAATGCATTTAACAATACAAGCTTTATAGATATAGAAGCACAAAGGAAAGCATGGGTAGACAGTGGTAAGACAGAAGCACAAGAATGGGACGATTCTACAGTTAAAAACAATACTTTTAAAAGAAAAATGTTCTTAGGTGCAAATATAAAAATCTTAACTAGCATGACAGATTTACAACTAGTTATAACTATGGAATAGGAGGGGTTTGAATGGCTAAAGGGAATGAAGTTATAAGTGGAAACGAAGGTAGAGTATGGATTAATACTGAACTATGGACGAACCTATCTGCTATTGAAGCTAAGTGTTCTCTGGAAACAGAGGATATAAGATTTGTAGGTGATCCAAACAAATACACAAAAATAACAGGTAACAATATAGAAGGTACTATAACAGTAAAGAAAACAGATTCTAAGGCACAAAGATTGTTAGCGGAAGGCTTTAGAACACTAAATATGCCAGACATTAATATAGTAATTTCAACAGCTAAAGTAAATGGAAATGCAGTTGAAAGATTAAAATTAGAAGATGTTGTATTTACAGAATTACAACTAGCTAAGTTAGAGGCAGGGGCAATGGTAGAAGAAGAACTACCATTTACAGCTAGTACATTTGAATATTTAGAATTAATTTAAGGAGGACTTTATGGGTAAAAAAATAACATTAGAGGATTTTATAAAAAAAGCTACAGATAGATATAACAAAAGAAAAAAAGTGGTAGATATAGAAGTCGAAGAGTTTGGAACATTAACGTTTAAAAGACCTTCTGATAGCGATTTACTAGAGTTCAAAAACACTTTAGCTAATAGTATTAAATTCAGCAAAGATGAAAGTATAGATAAATTAAATTATGGACAAATGTTAAACGCGTCTAAAGAATTAGTTTATAATAGTTGCGATATTCTACATAGTGATGAACTTATGAAAGAACTAGAGTGTGGAGAACCCTTTGATATTCCTGTTAAAATATTTGGGATTGATGGAACTATACAATTAGCACAAAAAATAAATGAAGAATTTGAGGATAGTAATGCAGAAGTAGTAATAAAAAACTCATAAGAGGTAATAAAGACGAGGGAGGGGAACTATATTGGATTAGTTATTATTTAGACCGAAGTTCTCAACCTTTAGATTATTACCTCAATTTGGATTCTTTAGAAAGACAATTTTACATAGATAGCATGGAATATAATTTAAAACTAAAATTCGAGTATGACAAAATGAAAATAGAATCTATATTGCAAGCTATATTTGGGAAGGGGAAAAAATAACCTTCCCTTTTTTAATCCTTAAAGAAAGGAGGTAAGATATGGCTTCAAAGACTATAGGTGTTGTCCTTTCTCTCCAAGACAAAATGAGCGGTGGATTGCTTAAAATAAATAAAAATCTGCAAGGAATGACCAAGGAAACTAAAAGAGCATCACAACAAGCGGTTAATTTTGTTAATAAGACCACAAAGGGGTTTGAAAAAGCAGGAGATAAAATTGTCAAGTTGGGCGCAGGTTTAGCGACACTTGCGGGTGGTTTGATAGTTAAAACAGGTGTGCAAGGACTAGGCGAATTGGACGAAGGTGCGAGAAAAGTTAAATCAATAGCACAAGGCAGTTTGGAGTTAAAAAATATACAACAGGGACTACTTAAAACTTCCAATGATACTGGGATTGCAGTAAAAGAACTAGCAGACACACAGTATAATGCGATTTCATCTGGTGTAAAAGCAAGTGAAAGTATTCAAGCCGCGGTTACTTCTGCTAAGTTAGCTAAGGCAGGATTTACAGATTCTAATAGTTCTCTAAAGATACTTACTTCAACAATGAATGTTTATGGGCTAACAGGACAAAAAGCAATGCAGAGTATTTCAGATAAAATGCTTGTAACCCAAAATCTAGGAGTGACTACTGTTGCTGAATTAGCAGAATCCATGGGATCACTTACACCGGTCGCAAAGTCCGCAGGGGCTTCAATAGATGAATTACTAGCTGGTATGGCTTCATTAACAAAAAACGGTTTAAAAACAGATGAAGCAGTAACCGCATTGAAAGGTGTATTCACAAGTGTAATTAAACCAAGCGAAGAAGCTTCAAAGACCGCTAAACAACTAGGAATTGATTTTAGTGCTAGTGCTTTAAAATCAAAGGGATTTGCAAAGTTTTTGGAAGAAATAAAGGTTAAGACTGGCGGAAATACCGAAACTATGGGTAAACTTTTTGGAAACGTAAGAGCATTATCGGGAGCCTTAGTGTTAACAGGAAAAGGATTCGGAGATTTTAACACAGCACTAGGAGAAATGGGCAAAAGTGCAGGGTTAACAGATAAAGCTTTTGATATAATGAATAACAGTTTATTAGGCAAATTTGAAAAATTGAAAACTAGATTAACAAATATATCAACTCAAATTATGTTAGGAACAGGAGGACATTTTGGAGTTTTAATTACTAATGTAACAGAACAACTGAAACAATGGCAAGAAGATGGAACAATTGATAATATAGCAAACAAAGTGGCTGATGGATTTATGAAAATGCATGACGTTCTTAGTGATGTTTTTAGTTTTATTGCAGAACATAAAGATGCAATAGCTAATTTTGCTATTGGGTTTGCTTCACTGTATGGTGCTATTAAAACAATAAATACACTTAAAACAACTTTAGCAGGACTTAAAGGAGTAGCTACAATAGTAGATGGTGCATTAAAAATAAGTGCCTTTGGTTGGATAGGTTTAGCGATAGCAGGAGTTATTGCAGTAGGCTTATTGCTATGGAAAAACTGGGATTCTATAAAAGAAGTAGCTGTTTCTTTGTGGACTACAATAAGTACAGTTTTCACCAATATATGGACTAGTGTAACAACAGTTTTTACGAATATATGGACTACAATTTCTACAGTAGCTACAAACATATGGACTAGCATAACAACGGTATTTACAAACATATGGACTAGTATAACAACAGTAGCTACAAATATATGGACAGCTATAAGTACTGTTTTCACAAATATATTTAATTTTATAGTTACAATATTTACACCTATTGCAACTATAATCGAAGCAATATTCAAAGGCATATTAGCAGTTATAATAATAGTTGCTACATCTATATGGACTGCTATAACTACAATATTTACAGCAGTGTGGACTACAATAAGTTCAATATTTACAGCTATATGGGGAGTTATAAGTAGCGTATTTACAGCTATTTTTGGAGTTATAAGCAGTATATGCAGTGCTATTTTTGGAGTTATAAGTAGTATATGGAATAGTATACTAGGAACTATAAGTGGTATTTTAAGTGGGATATGGAGCACTGTAAGTGGAATATGGAGTAGTATTTATGGGACTATAAGCGGGATAGTAGGCAATATAGCTAGTTCAATAAGTGGTGGATTTTCTGCTTTAATTGGAATTTGTGCAGGCATATTTAATAATATAAAGGATACTGTAATGGGAATTTTCCAAGGCATATGGGACGGAGTAAAGAGCATTATAAATGGTGGTATAGACATGATGAATGGCTTTATAGGCGGTGTTAATAAAGTTATATCAAAAGCCAACAAAGTTCCGGGGGTTAATATAGGAAGTGTAACCGAAATACCTCATTTCGCTAAAGGGACACAATATTCTCCAGCAGGCATGGCATTAATTAACGAAGAAGGTGGAGAGTTAAGAAAGCTTTCTTCTGGAGAAACAATAATACCCGCAGATAAGTCAAGGGAATTATTGAACGGTGCTTCAAATCCTACATTTAACATATATTTTACTGGTAACGTTGGAAGTGAAGAATTTTTCGACCAAGCAGGACAACATATAATATCACAAGTTAGATTAGCAATGCAAAATATGTAAAGGTGTAGCTTTAAGCTATGCCTTTTTTATTTAGGAGGTGTGGCATGGCAAACATATATTTTAGTACGTTAGACAGAAAACAATTGTACGAACTTCCTATTTTGCCAGAAGTGATGCCAGAACTACAAAAATCTGCAAAAAATGAAATCTTTGAAACCTTTAATAATGGAGAATATAACTTTTTAGGGAAGACAAGTTTAATAAGTTTTAATTTAGAAAGTTGGTTGCCAGCATATCCAAATAAATACAGGTGGGCTAAGAGCCAGATTAATCCTTATCTTTTAATTAATATGTGGAATATCGCTATGGATACTGAAAAACCTCTTAGAATTGTTATAAATAGAAATAAGAATAATTTCTTACCTCAAGAACTTTTGAATTGGTTAGTTAGTATAGAGAATATTAGTTGGCATGAGCTAACAAATGGGGATGTGGCTTATAAGTTAGAGTTAAAACAATATAGAGAGGAGCCCAAATAATGTGGTATCTATATGTTTCCTACATAGTGGGAAAAGGATATACAACTAAAGAAATAATAAAGTACTCTAATAATCTAAGTTGGTCTAACGACATAGGTACTCTAGCAACGTCTTTGAGTTTTGACTCTATATTAGATCTAGCAGAAGGAAGAAGTAAAATAATACTGAAAAAAGACAAAATTACAGTTTTTGAAGGTATTGTAGTTAGCAAAACAAATAAAGAAAATATACATAGTTACACCGCAATGGACTACGCTTTCTATTTAAACAAAAGTAAATATGTAATGCAGTTTAAACATATGAACGCTAAGAGTGCTATACAACAGATATGTAATAAGGTAGGTATAAAAAATAATATAACAAGATTAACTACAAGGATAAATAAGTTATATTACCAAGAAACTTTGAGCGATATAATAAAAGATATTTTAGAACAATGTAAAAGAGAAATAGGAACAAACTATATAATGGAAATGCAAGGCAAAACACTTTATATAAACAGGCTTGTAGATTTAAAAATTAATTCAACTGCGTTAATAGAAAAAGATTATAGTGTTAGTAGAAGTATGGAGGATATGCAAAATAGAATTGTAGCAGTGAATAATGATGGTAAAATTATGGCAGACATAAAAGATACAAAGAACATTAAAACTTATGGAGAACTTGCAGATATTATAAGTGTAGAAGATAAAAATAAAAGCCAAGCTTATAATATAGCTAGAAATGAGTTGAGGGAAAAGAATAAAACTAAAAAAGAATTAACTTTTAATACAATAGATACTGGGAAAGGGATTTATATAAATTGCAATAGATTAATTAGAGTTAACTTAGGTAAATACGGTGTAAATGGTTGGTATAGAATAAAAAGCACACAACACACTTTAAATAATAATATACATAAGATAGGCATAACAATAGATTTTAGCTAGGAGGGGCGATATGTGAAGTATGATGTAGAATTTGCCAAATGGCTAAAAGAAAGAAATAATAAAAATAGAATTGGTTCTATTATAGGTAAAGTAGTTAAAGAAAGTCCTAATTACATTATAAATATTGGAGATAATGATTGTTATATAGACACTACAAATTCAACCTTGTGCGAAAACCTAAAAACTAAAAAAGGAAACTCCATTATAACAATAGATGGAATTACATATAATATAGAAGTTAAATTTGATAATAAATTAAATATAAATGATGCAGTGTTGGTAATCGCAGATGAAAGCAACCAACACTTTTTTATAGTAGATAAGATATAGGAGGTGTGAACATGGCACTGCTCCCCGAAGAAGATATAATAATTGAAGAAGTAGAAGAAATAGAAGAAGAACAAACTTTATCCAAATTGGGTAAGGTTTTTTTATTTGATTTTAAAAATAATAGATATGTTATTGAGAATGGTAAGCCTGTTGAGTGTACAGAACGACAAGCACTCGAACAGTGGATACATTGGATACTGTTAACCTATAAAGATAAATACAATGTTTATAAAGGAACAGACTTTTATTGTAATATAGAGGATTTAGCAGGGAAGAAAAGAAACGCTTTTATCCTTTCAGAACTACAAAGAGAAATTGAAGAAGCAGTTAAAAAACATAGATATGTAGATCACATAGAAAATTTTGCAACTACACAAGAAAAAACAATATTAAACGTTCAATTTGATGTTGTTTTAAAAAATGATGAAGTTATTAATATAAGTGCTTAGGAGGTGGAAGGTTGAGTATAGAAATAAAAACAGAACAGCAGTTAATAACAGATATGCTTAACAATATATCTAACGTATATGAAAAAAGCCAAGGCTATCCTACTTACGATATAACTAAAACTAATGCTATAGAATTAGCGATTTTATACCAATATGCTAATTCTATAGCTAATTTAAGATTGGTTAAGGACTTATCTGGGGACGATTTGACAGCTAGAGTTTACGACAACAAAGGTATAGTTAGGAAAGTAGCAACAAGAGCAAAAGTAATTTTAACTCTAACAGGGACAGGAACTATTAATAAAGGCGATTTGTTTAGTACACCAAACAATATAGAGTTCCAAAGTTTAGAAACAAAGCAAATAACAGAAACAGGCACTATATTAGCAGAGTGTACCCAAGCAGGGAACGTAGGTATGGTCGGGGCTAATTCTATTGTAGAGTTCCCAATCACTATACAAGGCTTTACAGCGGTAACAAATAACGAAGCTAGTTATGATGGATTTGAGGAAGAAACAGACGAAGCACTTAAACAAAGATACTACGAATCCTTAAAGAATCCTATTACATCTAATAACCAAGCACATTTTATTTACTGGGCTAAAAGTGTAACAGGGGTTGGCAATGCAAAGGTAATACCTTTATGGAATGGAGATTTAACAGTAAAAGTTATAATTATAGATTCAAATATGCAACCAGCCAGCACAGATTTAGTTAGTACAGTACAGGAGTATATAGACCCTAAAGGTGTATTTGATTCTAATACAAACACATGGAGTTTGTGGGGGACAGGTGCAGGAAGTTCAGCTATAGGAAATTATTGCACTGTAGTTAGTGCTACAGCTAAAAACATAGATATAGAATGTTCGATAACCAAGGCTAATGGCTATTCGGATGATGAAATAAAAGCAAATATTTCTACTAAGATAACAGAATACTTAAAAGAAATTGCTTTCTCTGCAACCATAAATTATGTAAGTCATGCTAAAATAATTTCCTTAATCTTGTCAGCAGATGGTGTCCTTGATGCACAAAATGTAAAAGTAAATAGTAGCCTAAGTGAAAACGTGATTATAGGCGAGGAAGAAGTAGCCATAATGGGTGTGGTTACATTGGTTTAATGGAGGTGACACATGGAAAGTTATATTAAAAATGAAATAGATAATTTAAAAGATGAGTTAAGAAACGTTAAATCAGACTACGTAAAAAAAGATGATTTAGACTATCGAAAGCTTAAAGAAAAGACAGATAAGAATAGCGAAGATTTAACAGAATTAAAAACTAATATTAAAACATTTAGTATTATGCTAGATAAAAATAATACTCTAACCGAACAAAATAATATAACAACTACTAGATTAACAACTATATTAGAAACACTTACAGACAACGTAAAAGAAACAAAAGAAGATGTAAAAGAACTAACTAATAAAGTTAATAAAATAGATAATGATACTTCTAAAAATACAGAGAACAGGATTACAACTAAACAAATAGTAATAAGCATAATAACAGCATTGCTGTTAGGTGCTATTATTGGCGGTCTATCTATTCAAAGTCAATCCAAAGAAGGTGATAAAACTGCATACACAACAATTAATAAACAACTTACATAAACGTGTTAGAAAAGACCCTTATATTATAGGGTTATGTAATTCGAGTGGTTTAGAAATGGACACAATAGAAGATGTTTTAGAAGATATAAAAAAACAATTTAAATTCTCTACAATGACGTGGGGTGCTGATTTATTAGCGTCAGAAATGGGAATTAAATTAGACCCTAGTTTAAAACAGGATGAAAAAAATTCTGTCATAGCAGCTAGGTGGAAAAGTGAAGGTAAAGCAGATTTAAACTTATTACAAGCTATATGCAATAGCTGGAAGAATGGTAATGTAAAAGTATCTTTTATAAGTGGCAGGATAGTCCTTAAATTTATTGGAGAATATGGAATACCCACAGATTTGAATAGTTTAAAAAAGCAAATAGATTTATCTAAGCCCTCACATTTGGCTGTAGATTATTTATTTGCTTATCTTTTACTTAAAGATGTAGAAGCCATGACTTTGACAACATTAGAAAATACTACATTAAGTAATTTTGCATTTTAGGAGGGAATGAATGAGTAAAGAAACAGATTATCTTAAACTTTTTAAATATGACAAAGAAACAGATGATTTCGACACAACAACTTTTAATGTACAACAAGCTTTAAATAACAACTGGGATAAGATAGATGTAGAAGTAGCTAAAAAGGCAAGCGTTGAAGAATTAGGACGTGTTCAAATTGGAGATTCTATAAATGTTCAAAATGGTGTAATAAGTGCAGATAAAAATAGCATTAGAACAGATTCATCAATTCCATTAAGAACGGAGGTGGTTAGTTCCTTATCATCTACAGCTCAAACAGGTAGAATTGCATTTGATTCAGTAAATAAAAAATTCAAAGGGTTTAATGGTGATAAGTGGGTTTGATTTATTTGGTGGAAATACGAATGTATTAACTATTGGTTTACCTATATGTGCTACTGAAAATAAACTAGTTGCATTACAAAGTAAATTAATAATAATAAATAAATTAGGCGATACAATAGCTTCTTATGACAAAGATACATTAGAAGCTATTAAAACAATTAATTTTACTTCATCTTCTAACAGAATTAGATTTATGCAAGGATCAAAGCAATATTTTGCAATAGTTGAAGAAAAAGACAGCACAGATGATATATTATATATCTATGATGAAAATCTTGTAAAAATTGTTGAAAATACTTATACAAATTCAAGAATAATGCAAATATTTTTAGAAGATAATTATATATACGTAGGTTCTGGATTTTTTGGACAAAATTCATACACTTTGAAAAAATATAATTTGCCTGATTTTAATTTGTTAGCTAGTACACCAACTTCTTATTTTTTATTAAATAATAAGAAGTTGGTAACAGCTGATGAAAATTATTTATATACTTTTGACCCTGGTAATGATAAAGTAATATTTCAATATAATAAATCAAATTTACAAATTAATAAAACTTATG